AGATCCGTAATCGTGATGATGCACGCTTACTCGTATGCGAAGTGGCGGTAGTACTCTCCACAGCAAAAAAGCAGAAGACAATTACCTTGCCGACCATCAAGGCTGAGCACGATTTCTTACCGGAAACGGTTCGCGAAAACCTACGGGCGACATCACAGATGGTCAGTACCCCTTTTCTGAAAGCCGATGATCCTTTTGAACTGAAGATTCCCTTCAATGAGTTCTGTTTTTCTATTCAGACGCGAGATACCCAGCGAGCGTTTTACTGGCTCTCATGGATTCTGGCGTACGCTCGTGAACAGAAGAAGAGGACAAAGCAGGCCGTTGTGGTCGCGGAACGTAAGAGTCCATACTACTCATCCAAGTACGCCAAACACCTCATCTGGATGATCTGGGATGTGATTAACGCACAGAGCAATACGTATGTTGAAGCCTTGTTCAAGCTGTACTGTCTACGATGGGAGCCGTCAAATTCAAAATCAAAGCAGACATTTCTGCTGACCGCCATCCTGTTTGTGACCGAACCCCTGGATTCCCGTGAACCTGCAAAGAGGGACGAAGCCGCGATCCCGCCGATGTTAGCCAAGATCCCCCAGCTGCTGGAAACGATACAGGCTACGCGCAATACTTTCCAAGCTAGAGAATAAGTAATAAAAACAATGGCCGGTCCCACTGCTGCACAGAAGCTCCAGATCTCGGCCTTCCAGGGTCTACTGTTTTACATCCTGGCCAACCCAATTACGTTTCGCGTCATGGACGGTCTTGTAACATCGATGACGGGACCGTATACCACGTTTCGCATCTTTGAGAACGGTCTGCCGACAGGATTCGGTCTTCTCCTCCATGCCGGTGTTTTTTTCGCGGTGACGCTAGGCTTGATGTACGTTTAGTTTAAATACAGCGCGCATAGATGTACAAATGTATCGTATCACGAAGATGGGGATGGTCTACATGAAACCTAATATCACATACGTGACCAACTTTCTTTGGTGTGGAAACCAGTGTTTGAATCCACACGAAAGGACTTGCCGAATCCTGCACCCCCAGTCGGACGGATCGGTAAAGATTGAGATACTTCCGTACCCCAATGTTTTGGATCGGATTGATTATCGTGAGGAGGTCTTGGTCAACAAGTTTGCGGACGGCTCTTTTTCGGAAAATAATGATCTATTTACGCCTTCTTCGCAAACCACGACGGGCAGCACTTCCGGACCTCGGCAAGGGCAACGCCCACGACCTTCGAAGCCTCGGCCTTCACGAGCTTGACGGCCTCAATGACGTAGGGGAGAGACACGTCGCACCACGTGGCCAGTTCTGTCTTCTGCTCCTCGGACAGGGGGGACTCGCGAATAGCCTTCTTAACCTCGTCGATGATGAACTTCGCCTTGTCCTCATCAGAACGGTCGGCGAGAATCTCCACCTCGGCAATCTTCTTGGTCACAAACTTCAGGAGCTCAGACTTGTTCGCGAAGTCAACGACGGCAGTCTTGGCCACGGCAACGACCTCCGCAGCAGGGCCAGAAACAACAGGTACGGCTTCAGGGGCAGGATCGGACGACATTATGGTTGTGTTTAATTCTAGACCTTACAAAACTTTCAATAGAATAACTCATGGAGATCTCTGATATTGTCTATCTCGCCTTTTCAACGATTGTGGTCATTGTGATTCTTCATGTGGGAGTATTCTGGGTGTCCCGCCTCATCCAGCCGCCGAAGCCGAAGATTGTCTACGTGGATCGTACACCTACCCAACCGATTGTCCCTGAGGTGGTTTCCGCACCCATCCTGCCTACACCTCCTCCCCCACCACCGCCTCGTGAACTCCCGTCCCAGCCTTCGCTCCAAAAGGCAACGGTTCCTACGTACGATATGCCCCCGCCGATTGTTCAGTCGAACAAGCCGAATCCAACAACGCTTCCCCCGCCTATTGAGACACGGGATGTAGACCGGGTAGGATTCGCGGGAGGCAAGGCAGCACCGCCTCAGTAAGCGTTTTCACAGTAGGAGCTATATAAGGTAAGAATGAATCGTCTGAAGACTGTGTATCGCTGGGACCCGGGATTCCGTATGACCCGTCAGGGGAACGTGGGTCCGTATTCGGTCAAGGCTCCTCAGGGTGGTGGAATTCCTGGTTGGTTGTGTTTGACCCGCGATGACTCTTCAACCCCAATTGCATTTTGGATTCCCCGCAAAGAGAACCCAGTTCCTCAACCGATTCGGGTGATATGGGACCAGCGATGTTTTGAGGATACGATTTTGCGTGTTGAGTATACACCTACGCATGTGTACCTAGCAGATGCGTGGATGATCAATGGAATTCCTTTGTTTACCACAACTACATTCAGTAAACGTCAGGAGCTACTGAAGTCATTATTTTCCATGTATACCCCGTGCCCAGAGTTTGAGACTCGGGCGATCCAGCTTCGGGATCATACGATGAACGATATTCGTGGGTACGAATACTATAACAATAGTGAGGGCGAGAAAGGTATATTTGCGGAATGCAAGAAAGTGGAAACCTTGAAGTACGAAATCGTAGCTACAGATATTCCCGATGTCTATAAAGTCGCAGATGTGGGGTACTTGCGTGTCCGAACAATGGCTCTATCAAAGAAGCTCCGAACCTTCGGACGGGTCTTTGCTCTTGAGTGCGTCCAGAATGAAGATGGAACATGGACGCCCGTAATAGATTCTCTACCCTCAAATACAAATGGTTCGTAAACATACTAAAAAGGTCGCCGGTCGCCGTCGTCGTAGCCATACACAGAAGCGCGGAGGAGGATACGGATTTGGTGGGTCTGTTCTCTCCAATGTCGGCGGCCCAAACGCAGGTAATGCAGTCTGGGACTCTGATACCGGAAAAGACTGCGGTGTCGCGAATCGCGGTGGAAACAATACGTTAGCAGGAGGTCGCCGTCGGGGTCGGGGCAAGGGCAAGGGCAAGAAGACGGCCGGACGCCGCCGTCGTCATGTCGGAGGCACGATGGCTCTCCAGCAGCCTCGTACGGGGTACACCTTTAACGGAAGCGGTGTAGCCGGAACAGCTGATACGGTCCCTGTCGGAAGCCCGGTAACCGTAGTTTGATATTAAATATCTTTGAGTGAATTAATGAAGGCGAACGTAGATACAGCTGTAGCAGCTCTACTCTTACTGATTTCCATCGTATTCCTTGTTCAACGTCGTGTAGGCTACCTAGCCGTATGGCTACTTCTTGTGACGGTCGTTATTGGATATGGAGTTCGGATGCCTTTAACCTTGGCCGCGACCATTGGTATTGCAACAGTTGCTGCCGTTGTTCTCTTATCCAGCCAGGCCCTGCGTGAAGGGTATGAGAACCCAAATGAGTCCAAGGACAAGAAAGAGTCATCAAAGGAGGATAAGAAGGTAGATAGCGAGCCAAAGCCTCATTCGCCGTCCAAGGGCGATAAGACCGAAGATAACAATATGGACGTCCATCTTGATGCAGGGACGACCGTATTGCATGCATTTCAGAAACTGAACCCTGAACAGGTTCTGCAGATGCGCGATGATACAAAGGAGCTGATGGAGACCCAGCAGCAGTTGATGGAGACTCTGTCGTCGCTCGGACCCCAGGTCAAGCAGGGTGCCGAACTCATCAACAGCTTCAAGGGAATGTTTGGAGGTAATCTAACAGAGGTCCTGAAGCAGTGAGGCTCCTGCTGCATATTTGAAATACTGATGTCCAGACTCTTGTGATCGGATATCTAGAAGAGGTATTCCGTATGCATGGGTAAGAATTTTCCATACGAGAATCGTTGTGCCGAGATTGTAGTGTTCTACAACCTCGCTCCAGCGCTGTATAGCCGAGACCAGTACTTGTATAGACGATGCGATGTACCACGCCAGGGTTGTAAACGACATATCGTGGGTTCCTCCAAAGTAAGTGTACAGAGTAGGAAATCCAAGATAACATACCCAGAACAGAACGTGACCAATCGGCTGTATAAGAATGGTCGCATACGTCATTGCATAGTCTAGAAAATTTGGGGACCAGAGTGTCTTCTCTAAGTCCAGATATTTCCAGACAACCGATCCATGATTTGGATGTTCAATCATCCTTCGTAGAGGGCTCGGGCTGATCCTCGGAGGAGGGAGGGTCATCAATTACAATACCGTCTGCAGGAAATTCCTGCGTCTCAAACGTCTTGGGGTGAATGTAGTACCACGTTTTGCCCTCCGACACAGGCATGATGGCGCTAAGAACATCGGAGGTCACGCGGTTATCGTAGGCAATAAGGCAATTTAGCTCCTCTGTACAGTCGGTGAGAGCATCTGGAGATTCACCAAAGCCAATATACAGCCACGGAGGAGGAGGCGAAAAAAACAGCTCGGCAAGTTTATAGGGTGACCGCCAGTGATCGCCATCAACCCAGTGAACGGCGACTTTGTGAATCTGGTTGAACCCAATCGTCTTGCGAACATCATGCAGAATAAAATTGGTTTCGCCTCCACCGATATCGAGTTCATGGTACTCGGAAACTGAGATCTTGTATCCGCTCTTATCGTAGAGTGACCACGCCATTGTCTCATAGGTAGGATTGCGACCATATGCACAGACTTCAGCTGCGTGGTAAATCGTTACTAGACTACGGAGAACCCAGGAACCAATTGCCTCAATACGGGACATTTTTATAATGTATGTCTCTACGCCGTAAAACCCTCTATCATTGCACGATCAAGCTGAAGACCGATCGCAATGGATGTTCCGAGCGCCGTCACCAAGAAGGGTAGAGCCATTAGGAACCACGCAACAATACCAAGGTTGAGGCGGCAGAGGAGGTCAAGGACAAACACTGTGGCTCCTCCGAAAACAAGCTTTGTTGCGGCTGTGACGAAGGCAAAATCCGCGATATCCAAACCAAGCTGAACAGAAACGAACAGGGCGTAGAGGAGAGCCGGGGGGCACAGTCCATCAATGAATTTCATTTTCGCGCTTTATGTAGTATACATAAAATATGAACAGCCAGGTCCATCAGGTGATGATGTATACGGGAGTAACACAAGATGAGGCGGAGAAGGCAGTAAAACTGTATCCCGACAGCGTGATTGATGCGATTGCCTCTCTTACGGTTATTCCTCAGATCTCAGGAACGAAGCATATCCCTCCTCCTCCGAAGATTGACGATGGTCACGATGAGGAGACACGTGAACGTATTCGGCAGGGGCGTATTCTGGCAGATCTACTTACCTTCGCACCGCAAAACGACCTCCGCGGAAAGGCATCGCATTACCCCGCGAAGGAGGAGCAAAACGCAGGGGCGCAGAAAACGACATCCCC